ATCACCATTGATGAATTTGAGCAATTGGTGGAGTACGCCGAGAAGCTTGGCATGGGTTCTCAGGTAATCAACGCTTACGACAGCGTACACCCCGGCTTCTCCCGTTCGGGCGTGAAGAAGGCATCCACCGATTTCGACCTTGCCGAAGCGTGCTGGGAAGGCTACGAGGCGGTCGGCACAAAGAAGAAGGACGGCAAGACCGTCCCGAACTGCGTGCCGAAGAAGAAGGCCGCACGCTCCGGCGTGAAGGCTACGTTCGCCGAGTTCAATGTTGGAGACAAAGTAGTTTACATCCCAGACAGCCGCCACATTGACGCGTATGGCCGCATCATCAAAATCGAGAATGGAATTGCCACTATTGCCTCCGCTGAAGGCAACGTCAAAGCCAAGTTGTCCGATTTGGAACTAGTCAAAAAGGGAAGCGTTGAGGATCTGCGGCGCTTAGGAATGAAGGGCTTTGCTCGCCCGGGGGTGAAGGCAGAGTTCTATGCAAGCCCGGAACATCTTCCGATGATTCTTGCCAAAACAAGAAAGATGCACGAAGACTCAAAGAAGGCCGCCGAAAAGTATTTGCAGTCTGGAAGCGTTGCCAATCAAGGCGGAGCGGCGGGTCTGGCGAATTCAATGGTTAACTCTCTTGAGCGTGATTTGAAAAACGACTTGTATCGCTTGACGCAGTCGCGCAACCCAGTACACAAGAAGGCCGCCAAGGAGGCTTATGCCGAAATCAAGGCTATGGCTGATTGGTGGTATTCACAGTACAAGAAGTGGACGGCCTCCCGCCCCGGCTCAAAGGCGAAGGCGTGAGCCAGCGCAAGGCGATCATGCGCCGACTGGGCATCTTCGCAGCCGTGGACACGCACGCGCTGGAGGCGTTGATTGCACGAGTGAAGGCGATTGAGGAGCGCGATGCTAAAGGGCAAAAGTACCGCACGGGCGAAAAGCAACGCGTCAGCCGAGCAACCGCCAAAGAAGATGCCTTGCTCGTCAAACTAGTAGCGGCCATGCGAGCAAACGATGCCGCAAGTGTTCGCGCAGTCCTAGGGAAGCTTGATCCGATGACGCGCACCATCTTGAACCTTGACCCACAAGTCAAGGCAAGCATTCTTGCCGTTGTCCGTCCCGCCTTTGCCCTGCCTACAAGCAAGCGCAAGCTGACCATCGACCAAGCAGAAGCGGCGCTCAAGCAGCGCGGGTATACGCTTGACTTCCGCAGCGGGCAGACCAACCCGCCAGCCTTTGCTACGTCCTACGAAGTGAAACAGCCAAACGGCGTTTCTAAGCGCATGACGGTAGACCAGATCAAAGCCCTTGCATACGAGAAATCCTGATGCCCGACCCGATCAACAACCCGCTCTCGCAACGTCAGTCGATCCCCGGCGCAGGATTGCCACCAACCAAGCGACCGCGTAAGCCGCTGCCGCCTCCGATTGATCGTGGACTGACCGGGCCGCTTGCCATGCCCGTAGAAGTGCAGCGGACGTTCTTCCGCACCGCCAGCCTGATGCTGCGGAACTCCAGCCTTGCCTACCGCCTCGACCCGAACTATCAGGCGATGATGCGGGCAGACGCGGATATTGAGGGCGTGCTGCGCTCCCTCCTCGTGACGCTTGCCGGGTTGGAGTGGAACGTACTTTCCGACGACGAATCAGATCCGCGCCTCGTCAAGCTCGCCGAGCGCATTGCTGAGATCATCGGCGCAGCCCCGCGCCGTAGCGATATGTTCCGCTCCCTGCACGAAGCCGTCTGGTACGGGTGCAGCGCCGTAAACGTGGTCTACGACCGCGACCCGCGCCTTGGGGTACGCATCCGCGAATGGCTCCCGCTCGCCTCCGATACCCTCGCCTTTGACCAGACCGGGAACGTGGCGATGCGCGTTGGTAGCGCCTACATCAATCAGGAATCCGTCACCGACCTCGGCTTTGACTCGCTCGTCCACCTGTTTGACGACAACGAACGCCGTGCTATTGTCCTGCACCGCGTATTTACCACCGCGCCAAACTTCATCGACCCGAACAGCGCCGAGACGGTTTACCGTGGCGTAGGGGCGCGAGATGTCTGCTGGTACATCTGGCTCTTGAAGCAGGAAGTCCTACAGAACGCCGCCGCCTATGTGGAGCGGTACGCCCTCGGTATCCGCGTTGGGTACTACCCAGCCGGGAACGATGCCGCCAAGAGCGAGATGATGACCATCTTGCAGAACTTGGTCAACGACAACTCGGTCGTCCTGCCGCGCATTAGTCCAACCGAGTCGATGTATGACATTGACATCAAGGATGCAAACGGTGGCCGCGCCCAGATCTTCATGGAGTTGGTCAACTGGCTCTCTGGCAAACTCAAGGAAGCAATCCTCGGTCAGTCGCTCTCTAGCGAGGCTGGCGGGACGGGTATGGGGTCAGGGGTCGCCGACCTCCACGCCGATACCCTTTCCCGCGTAATCCGCTATCACGCGGATTGCCTCGCGGAGAGCCTGACCACCGACCTTGTTCGCATCATTGCTGGGATGCTTGGAGCCTCCGAAGAGGACGCACGCCGCATCCGGTTCGTCTTCGCCCCGGAGCGCCCAAACCCCAAGGAGCGGCTGGAAGCAATTCAGACGTTCATTTCGATGGGTGGCCGCGTCAGCGAGCGCGAAGTCCGCGACCTCCTTGGTTTGTCCGACCCAGAAGACGGGGAATCCGTCCTCGGTGGTCAAGCCGCTGGCAGCGCGGGCGCATCGTCCAACCCGCTCTCCGCCATGCTTGGGCAGGGCAACGAGAGCGAGGGCGACGAGCCAGCCCCTGAAGCGCCCAAGGTAGCCGCCGTCCGCAAGCGCAAGCGATGACAAAAGCCGAACTCGACAAGCACCTCCGCAAAGTCTTGCGCCAGTCGCAGCAGGCGTACCGCAGGGCGGTCGCGGCTCAGGTCAGGGGCGAAGATGCCCTCGCCGCGTGGGCGGAGTTCCACGAGGCAACGGCGGCGCTCCTGATGGCATCGTGGTTGTTCGGGGCGCGTGACACGGTAGACACCGCCAAGATCCCAGACGGGGCAATTGAAGGGATGCTCGACGATGGGGATGCGGTCAAGTTCGACCGGGACGTGCCGATCTCCCTTGAGGGCTTCGGGACGAAATGGATGGCTCCGATCACGGGCTGGTTCAGGAAGCGCGTCCCAATCTCCCGCGCCGACTGGGAGCTGCTCATCAAGGCAGCAGCCGCCAGCGCCGGAGACGTGACCGATCACGAGCGCGAAAACGCCCTTCCTGACCTCCGCAAGCAGTCCCCGATCCTCGATTCGTTGTTACGCGGTGTTACACGAGGGCCGCAAGGGGCTATCTCCCGGGTAAAGCGGATCGTCGATACCACCTTCTTTGTGACCGCCATGAACCCCGCCCAGACGCGCATTGTGCAGGAACTGATCGCGCAGGTCATCGAGGAGCGCCCTACTAAGAGCGTGGTCGGCAAGCTCATCAAGACCATGAACCTCGGCGACTTTGTTACCACCGCCCAACTCATGACCGGGACGGGGCTAACGTCCTCCCGCCTTGAAACCGTCTTGCGGACGAACACGAACCGCGCCATGACCGAGGGCAGCGCCGAAGTCCTACGGGATGAGCGGGTACAGGCGTTTGTCCCGCTGGTGCAGTTCAGCGCCACTAAAGACCCGCGTACCCGGGACACGCATCGAGCCTTTGACGGCTACGTTGGGACGATGGCAGACTTCGACCGCCTTGGGATTGCCCCGCCGCTGGGCTTCAACTGCTTCCCCGGATGGCAACCCGTTGAAGGCGCAGTCGATATCGGCTTCCGTTCGCTATATCGCGGAGCGTTGGTAAACCTCAATACGCGGTCTGGTCATACTGTCACAGCGACAGCCAACCACCCAATACTCACCAGCCGAGGATGGTTGCCTGCTTATGCTGTCAAGGTTGGCGACAAGATGCTGCGCCGCAGCGGCAACGCCGTGGACACGGCGGAAAGATCCGGAAACGACAAGGGCGACCACCTGCCACCCACAGCCCTGCAAGTATTCGACACGCTTGCGGCGAAGGCTGTAGCCGCAACGACTGTCAATGCGAAGACTTCCCGCCATGTGTTCTACGGCGACGCGCTTTCCATGCAGGGCGAAATCGAGGTTGTATGGGCCGACCGCGTGCTGGTGTTCGATACCGTCAATGCCGAGCGCACGGATGGCATCAAAGAGCGGCAGCTCGTCCGGGCTAGTTCGCCGAGAGCAGGACTTGGCACGCTTGGTAAGGCATTCGATGCTCTGCGCCCGACCCCGGGCAGCAGCCCAAGCGGCTCCGCATTGGCGCTTGATAGCGGCAGGATCTTGCTTGATCCGGCTCCATTTCAACGCTTCGGACTCCCCTTGCGTGCGGAGATGAACGCCGCGACGCTTGAGTCGCACGTCGATTGCATTGCGAGAAACGCCGACAGATTTGGCGATTTGGTTGGTACTTTCGCCAGCGCGGTAACGCTTGACGATGTCGTCGATGTCGATGTTGTTTCTGATTGGTCTGGCCATGTGTATGACTTTCGTAGTAGCAGCGGCATTCTTCTTGCTGACAGTATAGTCGTAAGCAACTGCCGCTGCGCCATCATTCCCGTCCCTGCCGCTGAGGCGATGCGCGAGCGTTGGACACGCCCGAACGGGACGATAGACCCAGCCGCTATTGCCAAGCACAACGGGGCGCGTCAGCGCCTAGTGGACACGCGCCAAGTTCCTGACCCCGGTTTCGTAAACGCATAAATAAATCGCAATGGAGATCGCTACGATGCACGGCATGAGCAACACACGCAAAGAAATCGCCGCCCGTCTTGGATTTGCAGCTGGCAACGGCGCGAAGACGGCGTTTGCAAATAACGACCCCGCGCTGGCTAACTTCCTTGTCAAGTACAAGGAAAACGAGAACAACAACTACCACAGCGAGAATGTTGTTTTGCTTGCCGAATTTGTTGGCTCGTCAAGCGAGATTGCTCACGCAAAGGACATCTTGCGAAAGGTTCGGGCAGCGGGTCATTTGCCTTCTGATCTTAACGACGAGCAATACTCGCTTTATAAGAACCTAGCGGCGAAACTCAAATCCAAGTATCCGGGCGCTAAGTTCTCCCGCCCCGGCGCGAAGGTGGTGATGGAAAAGTCGATTGATGAATTAAAAAAGGCTATGAACAAAGCGGTGATTAGGTGGTCTTCAATAAGTTCAAGCAATCACAAAGCGCAAATCAAAGCAAGACAGCCTAATGCAACACCATCAGACATACAGCAAGCCGCCGCATTGAAAAGACAATCAGAATCGGCTTGGCGTGAGTTTACTGAAGCACAAATTGCTTACAAAACCGCCGCTGGGTTGCCAATTCAACAGACAGATTATTCACGCCCCGGCACAAAGACCCGCATGACCCGCGAGCAGACCGAGGAGCAGAAGGCAGGGCTGAAGATCATGTCCGCCGCTGACCCAGCCGTCGGCGCGAAGATCGCCAAGCTCATTAAAGAAGGCAAGCCACAAGACCAAGCGGTCGCAATCGCGCTCGACATGAAGCGCAGAGGAGAACTGTAATGCCCGTAATCAACACCGCCCAAGAGAACTTTCGCAAGGTCACGGTCGCTACCGTCCCTGCAACCTACACCGCAGCGCAGGCCGTCCTGCTCAACGCTGCCCCGACTAGCACAACGGGAACCGCCCTCTTGTGGGACATCAACACGGCATCGGTGAGCGGGACGAACCCTTCGCTCCTGTACGTCATGCCGTTTCTTGTATCGGCAACCAACGCGCAGACCAGCATCGGTATGCGGCTCCTTGGCTGGCGCAAGTACCTCGATGCCGCCGGGACGAGCTTCTGGTTCATGCCGACCG